CAATAAATATCTCACGAGCCGTTATCGTAAATGTCGCACTGCCATCTTGTGATTGATTGACGGCTACAGACTGGATGAGCATGTTTTTGTACAAGTTAATGCCTGTCTGTATGTCAATCGTTTCCCCCGATTTCTGGCAAGCTACAAGGTCGGCATAGCATTTTTGTACTCTGCTATCCCCTGCACTGCTATCAAGCAATCCACCTAGCCCAAAGTCGGGCAAAAAGGGGGCAATGGCTCGCGCTTGATTAAGAATGCTCTTCGCTTGACTATATGCTCCTGCGACTTGGCTAATCGCTCTCCCCGCTCTTGCGATAGTTTGCGATGTTTGAGTGATAACCTTAACTGGCAGAGGAAAGTTGTTAAGAAAATCTATCCCGCCACGAATATTGCCGATAAACGGAAGGTCTAAACCAAAAGTCGAATGGTCGTGGTCAACCATTACACCATTAATGGTAACTTGTTTAGGCTGAATAACTGCATGGTCAGCAATAGCAGCTCCTGATTCAATCGGGTTTTCTGTAATAGATAAATCCGACTGATGGTCCTCTGTTGTAACCACATCGAATGTTATTGTGCCAATACTACGATTGGATACTTGAGCAAAATTTAACATAGAGGCTACCCCACAACAGGTGAAAGTTGATTATTGATCGCGCGAGCCGATTGGTCTGCCACTGCTTTTGGATTGTCCGTACCTTGGATATTTTGCGTAATGGTGATTTTGTTGTTGCTATTTTTGACACTGTTATCCGCATTTGAAGTTTTATTATTGACTCCTGCCGCTGCAACTTGTGGTGCAGAAGCATAAGATGGATCAAACATCATCGTGTCATACGCTTTCGTATTTTGACTTGCCGTTCCCACCTTTTCGCCACTATCACTAAACCACCCTTTCACCGTATCGATAATTGGTGCGATATATTGGTCGTAATATCCCTTAACCCAATCAAATGCACTTTGGAATGGCTTTTTAATCCAGTCTGTAACTTGAGCAAACTTGGTCTCGATAACATCCAAATCTAACTGTTCGCCAGTAAATAAATTCCATAAACCAACAACAAGCGCGAGCCCAAGTTTAAATGGTAACTCAAGCATATCTGTGATGAGGGATAATGTTGCACCAATTGGATCGACACTAAAGTTATCAACAAAATCTTTCCACGTGGATTTAACCCACAATAACGCTGTTTTAAATGGTTTCCAAAATTCACCTAATGCCGTTTCTCCGCCTTCAAGATAAGTGATAAAGTCATCAAAAAGTAAAAATATAACAGAAAATATAGCAATCCATTGAGTAAGTGGATTAGACATAAACGCTAACAATATCCGACGACTTAACCATAATAAAACCCCGCCTAGTGCGATTAATACCGTTTTCCAACCAACGGTATATTCAACAACATTATCGATGGCTGCGGCTAACTCAAATAAAAATGACAGTATTTTGCCAAAGCCATTAAGTGTTGCTTTGATAAACTCATTATTTTCCGTGAACCATTTTGTAAACCGCTCTGCTAATCGCTGAATGGATGGAGCAACACGGAGTGATACATATTCGCCAATGGCTGTAAATGCCTGAGAAACTTGCGTCAATGCATCTTTAAAAGCGGCGGCAGTTTCTGCATTTTCTGCATTACCTACGCCAAGTGTGAGCGCACTTGCAAGGGCGATTTGTTCTTTCAGCTCATCATTACCAAGACGCAAGGTTTGAATCATCGAACCATCAATGCCGAGTTTCGCAAGCATCGCAATTTGCTCTTGCTCGCCCATTGCTTTCATCTTGTCCGAGATTTCACCCAGCATTTCGCTTGAGGTTTTAACATCCCCATTTGCTTTTTTGGCGCTTAGTCCATATTGCTCAAATGATTTCGCCCCTCGACCGATACCCGTTGCCGCCTCACCTATAACACGAGATAATCCTTCAATGGACGATTGAGCGGCCTGTGCGGATGAGCCATTGACCTCTGCAACCTTACCTAAGTTGTAAATTTGGTCGGCTGATTCGCCCGTGACAGCCGAGAGTTGTTTAATTTCATCGAGCGCATCGAGATTAGCATCAACAAAATTCTTCACCCCGATTGTGGCAGCGTAGAAAGCTGCACCAAATGCCGCAACTTTAAGTGTGGTTTTATTGATGCTAATGCCAAGCAATTCGAATTTATTCAATAATCCGACTGCGCCATATTGGGTCGCCCACAAGTCAATGATATTGTCAGATAAATTTTCTGTGCTTTTGGCGTTATCTTCTACGGCTTTTGTGTCTTTTTCGGTAGCATCGGTTTTCTGCTCAATCGCAGATTTGAGTTTGCCAATAACTTTCTCAACCTGCTCTGCACTTAATCCTGCTTCTTGTAACTCCTTCGAGAGTTGTTCGGTGTTTTGAAGAAAGCTCTCACCAAACTCAGACAAGAGCTTATCCCCATCGATGAGTTTCTGCACCCACGCATCTAAGGCTTCATCTTCAGAAAGATTTTCTGTTTCAGATTGTAGTTTTTCAAGCGATGCAAAAAACTCACTGAACTCAGGCATGTCTCTGACTTGTTTAGCGGCCTCGTTAGCGGCATCTTCCAACGCTTGACCAAAGGCACCTAAACTTTCTGCGGCATCTTCAGTACCGTCTCCAATTGCATTGAGGAATCGCTCAAACTGTTGCATTGCTTGGCTATCCGCATCAATGCCGATTTTAATCAGTAGTTCATCGAGTAGCATTGCGTTGCTCCATTTGATTTAATTCAACAATGACTTCATGAAAAGATAAAAGGTCGGCTAACGAATAAACCGACCTTAATTCGTGTAGTGAACAAAAGTTTTTTACAATGGGCGTAAAAATAAACCAGTCAACTTTGCTGTCTGACTGGCTTATTTCTTCGCTTTTAGATTGGCTTGAATATTGCTCAGCAATCCGCCCCCACCGATAAAAAAATCAGCAAATTGATACATCAACCCTTCTTTTAATACTGGGATTAAATGCCCACGGTGTTGGTTAAAATGGCTATCAAAGCGTTCAGACAGGCGGTATAGTTTGCCATCTTGCTCGCATGAGGTATGTTTAAGCACGATATCCTCAAGCTCTTTAATGCTTGGGTCGCCTAAATTCGCCAACACGGTAGTTAATACGCTTGCACCGAGCTTTTTATTGTTACCTAATGATGATAAATCGACTGATTGCAATAATTTCATTGCATTTTTGAGTGCAGTCCATGCTGTCATCGCATTAGCTGGCGTCATCGTATAGGTGACATTTTCAATATTGATTTGTTTACTTTCCATTATTGAACACCTTTTTCAAGATTCATCGTCATTTTCTCAAACACAATCGTCCAGGTTGTCGCATTGTGTCCATTCCCACGCACGTAAGGCGCAGGCGTGGTAAAATACCCTTTGCTTGCCGTGACAACATCATCATTGATTAAGTCGCGGATAGCTAGAGTCATCGGTAAGTAGGTTTTAATACTGTTTTTTTGTTGATTAAACAACTTAGATAAATAGGCGTTATCTTCGGAATGTTGTTTAATTTTTAGGGTTAATTTGCCTGATTGGTCAGGATTTGCGATAAATACGCCCGTGCCATTCGCACCAATAACCATTTGCCCTGCATCGACTTGGTTGGTCGCATTAATCACATCTGAGCCGTCAGCCCAGTCACTGATTTCTTTGCCGTCTAATAACACGACAACTTGTTTTGGATCGAAAACTGCCATAGTTTTTCCTCTAGTAGAATAAAGCCAAGAATTTCTCCTTGGCTTTTGAATTATCGGTTATAGTTCACAATCACATCGCTTGAATGGATTGCACCGGCTAATTTCACCGCCGTTTGAATTGGCGTTGCACGGCGTTGCTCTCGGTCGCTATCAGATAGCGTATCCATTGGTGCCGCCCATACATAGTAACCTTTCTCAAGATAATCACCTGTCGTCAAGTTACCAAAGCTATCGCCCGTCCATTGACCTGGGGCGAAAGCGCCATTGTTTACACCCTCTAAACAAACTTTCTCCACGGCAGCAATTAATACCGCTTGGCCTTTGTCTGTTAATGGGATTTTGGTCGGTGATTTATACAAGCGAGCGAATACCTCTTTTTGCACCGCATCAGTAAACCAGTCTAAGATAACAATTTCATCCGCAAATTTACCGCCCATCACCGTACCTTCAGCAATCATCGCCACATCATCAAAATAGGTGTACACATTGATGCCTAAACGTTTAGCCTTGGAGAACTCCGTGGCCGTAATTTCATCAGCCGTAATAGTTGGTTGTTGCTTGAATTTAAGCGTTAAAGTCGAGTTGTTTGCTGCAAAGTTCGTTGATAATAAACGAGCCAATGCGGAAGAGGCTGGGTACATATCGTTTTTATCGAACATCGCTAATGTGTGATCTAAACCTGCATCATATAATTTCTTATAGATGTTATCAGCAGACCATTCAAGCTGTTCAACGCGAATAACATTCGCACCAAACATTTTGGTATTAGCTTGTGCGTATTTTGCAGCAGATTCCACTTCACCATCAGTAAGCTGTGCAGCAAATGTAAAGCCATACCACGCATTATTCACTTCGGCTACGTTAAATAATGCCTCTGCAACGGTTTCTTTTTTCAAAGAAA